GAGATGGCCCGTCAGGTCAGTGCTACGGTAGGCACAACTGGCGCAGCCGCAGAAGTGCTGGCGACTTTGGCCGGCAACGGAAAGCTGGCAAGTGGCAGTTTCGTCGAGATTACTGAAGCTGCCCTGGCAATGGAGAAGGCCACCGGCAAGTCAGTCGATGCAACAGTCGCCGAGTTCGTGAAAATCGCTGAGGACCCGGTTGCGGCGGCGAAGTCGCTGAACGAGCAGTACCACTTCCTCACTGCTGCCGTATATTCGCAAATCGTTGCCCTGAAAGAGCAGGGCGATGAGATCGGCGCTACCAAACTGCTCACCGACACTTATGCCGACACAATCAAAGGCAGGTCAGGGGAGATCACGCAGAACCTAGGCCTTGTTGAAAAAGCTTGGGCGGCGATTCGTGGTGAAACCGCAAAGACCGTTGATGCACTGAAAAATGTCGGTCGCGAACAAGACGAGCAGTTGCGTGTAACTGAGCTCACCCAAAAACTGGCTTATCTGCAATCGACAGTCGGCACCGGTTATGAGGATGGCGACGCGAAAGACCGCATTACGGCAATCACGGATGAACTGAGCCTCCTGAAGGACAAGCGGGATGCAAGTGCTGACATCGCGAAGTATGACGCCGACACGGCCAAGGCTCAGCAAGACGCTGTTTCCGCAATGACGCGCTGACGAAGTCCTCGCTGACCAATGAGCAGAAGCGCGCCGAGGCGATAAAGGATTACAAAAAACAACTCGACGATATTCGCAAGGTCGATCCGAAAGACTCCCGGCTCGATCCAGCAGCAGTCGCAAAGAACATGTCGAATCTAAACGACAAGTTCAAGGATCCGAAAGCAGCCCCTGGCAGTGTCGACCTGACCGGCTTCAACAACGCGAAGAACGTATTGGCCGAAACGCTGGCCTACTACAAAAATGCGGAAAAGGAACTGGAGGCGTCGCAGCGCGCCGGAGTTATTTCTCAAACCAGTTTCACCGAACAGCGGGTCAGCTTGCTGCAGCAGGAAGCCACTGAGGTAACCCAAAGTTACCAGGCTGAAATCGATGCGCTCGAGGCGACCAAGACCAAGAAGGGCACCACCGCGGCGCAGGTCATCCAGATTGATCAAAAGATCGCGGATGCACGTACTGCCATGGTCAAGGCGCAACAGGACAGCGACAGCGAACTGGCGATCATCGCCACCAACGAAGAAGGCCGGCTACGCAAGCAGACCCTGGCTGTCAGCACGTACACCAACGCCCTAAAGCAGCAGGTCGACACGCTTCGGCAACAAGGCCTGCGCGCAGCTTCCAGTCTTGGACAAGGTGATCGGCAGCGCGGACTGACTGATCAGCAGAACAGCATCGATGACAAGGCCAACGCCCAGCGTATCGATCTGGCGAACCAGTACGGTGACGGCTCGCGCGGCATGAGCCTCGACGAGTACAACGCCAAGCTGAAAGCGGTCGCGCAGAGCCAGCAGGAGCTGCGCAATGTGGTGGTCGCCAACTATGACGACATGACCTCGGCGCAGGGTGACTGGACTGCTGGTGCATCCTCGGCCTGGGAGAACTACCTGGAATCGACACGGGATGTAGCAGGGCAGACGAAAAGCCTGTTCACCAATGCCTTCAGTGCTGCGGAAGATGCCTTTGCTCAGTTTGTCACGACCGGAAAGGCATCGTTCTCGGACTTCGCCAAGTCGATCCTAGCTGATATGGCGCGCATTGCAGCGCGACAGGCCAGTTCGTCTGCGCTGAACGGTCTGTTCGGCTTGGCTACCTCTGCGGCCAGTTCGTACTTCGGTGGCAGCTCATCCACCTCTTTGGGCGCGTCTCAGTCTGGTTACTCCGCTCAGTACTTCCCACAAGCCAAGGGTGGCGCCTGGTCCGGCGGCGTGCAGATGTTCGCCAATGGTGGTGCCTTCACCAACAACATCGTCACCAAGCCAACAGCTTTTGGAATGGCCAACGGGCAGATGGGCGTAATGGGTGAGAAGACGGAAGAGGCGATTGTGCCGCTGGCTCGCGACTCGCAGGGGCGTCTTGGTGTGCGTGGCGGAGGCGGAAACTCCAGCACGGTCAACGTCAGCGTAACGGTGGACGCCTCTGAGGGTGGCGGTGCCACGCCTGATCCGGCGCGTCTGGCCGAAGCTATCAAGGTCGTCTGCCGTCAGGAAATCGCAACTGCACGCCGTAACGGCGGGCAACTCGCTTAAGGAGGCATCATGCTGGCATTCACATGGCGAGCAACCTATGACGCCTCCCGGGTGATCACGCCGACGGTCAAGGTCATCACGTTCGGTGATGGGTATGAGCAACGGCAGGGGACTGGCATCAACCGGCAGAGGCGTAAGTACTCGCTGGTGTTCAAGCGAATCGCCTCGGAGATCGATGCCATCGACGCCTTCCTGATCGCCAGAGGCGCCATTGAAGCCTTCAACTACACGCACCCCGGTCATCCGATCGGGGTTTTTGTTTGTCGCGAGTGGACGCGCACCGACGTAGCCCGCGGCGTTGACAGCATTTCAGCAACCTTCGAGGAGGTGTTCGAATGACCGCTCTTCAAGGTCAGCTTTCGCTGGCAACAGGCCTGTCCATCTGGGAAGGCTTCGAACTGATCCTGCCCGATCAGACCATTCGTTTTCACGCCGGCACCAATGAGACGTTGGGGTCGGTCGTTTGGAAAGGGGTCCTCTACACGCCATGGCCACTCAAGGGCTCTGAATTCTCAACGCCAAGCCAGGGCTCGCCGGCCCGGCCGAAGCTTCAGGTCGGTAACTTTGGCGGCACGATCTCTGCGCTCTGCCGGCAGTACGAAGACCTGCTGGGTGCCAAGCTCAAGCGCCGTCGCACGCTGGTCAAGTACCTGGACGCGGTGAACTTCGCCGCCGGGAATCCGACAGCCAACCCGGCTGAGGAATACCCGGTAGAAACCTGGATCATCACGCGCAAGGCATCGGAGAACTCGGCGTCTATCGAGTTCGATCTGGGGTCGCCGCTCGATCTAACCGGCGTCAAGCTTCCTCGGCGCCAAGTGATCGCCGGGACTTGCCTCTGGGCGTATCGCTCCGGTGAGTGCGGTTACGCCGGCGGGCCCGTGGCGGATTACCTGAATAACCCGACTAGCGATCCAGCAAGGGATCAATGCAGCCGCACCATGAAGGGCTGCAAGTTGCGCTTCGGTGAGTTCGCAGAGCTTCCGTTCGGCGGCTTCCCGGGTATTGCCAATGTGCCGAGGCTTTGATCATGAGCGAACTGTTCAAGAAATGCCGGTCTGACGCTGAGGCTCACGCCCGCGCCGAGTATCCGCGCGAGTCCTGCGGCTTGGTCGTCAGCGTTCGCGGAAAACCGCAGTACGTGCCGTGCCGCAACCAGTCGGACGAGACCGATCACTTCATCCTGCACCCCGAGGATTATGCGGCTGCCGAAGACCTGGGCGACATCGTCGTGATCGTCCATTCGCATCCGGACGTCGGCCCCGAGCCGAGCCTGCATGATCTTGCCAGCCACGCGGTAAGCCGAACCACCTGGTGGATCGTTGGCTTGGTCAACGGCGAGGCTACTTGGCACGAAATGTCGGCGAGCGGCGAGCTGGCGCTGGAAGGCCGTGTGTTTGTCCATGGCGTGATCGACTGTTACACGCTGGTCCGCGATTACTACCGTCAGGTCCTCGGTATCACGCTGATGGACTTCCACCGCAAGGACGATTGGTGGCACAACGGCGAGAACCTGTACGTCGACAACTTCACCAAGGCAGGCTTCGTGCAGGTCGATACGCCGGAGCAGGGCGACCTGATCGTCATGGCTATTGGCAGCCCGACACCGTGCCACGGCGCGATCTGGCTGGACGGTGACGTCTTGCTGCATCACCTATATGGTCGCCTGAGCTGCAAAGAGGTCTACGGCCGGGCTTATCGCGAGTGCACGACCCATATCCTCAGATACAAAGGCACACAATTAACCACGTGATGCGGCAAAGCCGCGGGGCAGCACTACATGAGAGAGATTATCGGATTGAAATCAAGGCCGTTACACCCATTGCCGCCCACCGCTTACATTGGGCCGGCTATTTGTTTTGCTCAAAGTCCGCCATCACGTCTGCTACGTTTCCGAAAAAACGTTCGATCTCTTCTACAACGAGTGGCTGTATTTTTAGAACGTGGTCCGCATCAGCTTCGGTAGCGCCAGGCGCAAGCTTCCAATTGAATTTCACAGTATTGATAATCCCGGTTTTTACAGGGGCTATGAGCTGTGGTTGCTGGCTGTACATATTCGCGTACACGTCTTGCAGCAGTAGATTCAGAGCGTCTATTTGCGCCTGTAATCTGTATTGTGATTGATCGCTCACACTGACCTCCTAGGCCATCTGTCCGCGCCGAAATTGGCGCATCCCCCAGTCCTTGGGCTTGCAGGCAAAGGACTGGGAAATCCGTTGCGTAAGGGCGGGAGGCTACTACGGAGGATGGCGGGGGCGCTACGGACGATTCATAAAGGCGAATGCTCACTCCGTGTTGCGATTCGTAGCTGGGCTAAATCCCTCGTCGGGATGACATAAGTCTTCGCAAGAATATCGCCCACTCGTTGGAATTTTTCAGACTTGGCGAGAATGAATACTGTGATGATCCCCAGGAGCACTTCTAAGTGCCTGGTGATACCGCGAATGAGTGACTGAACAAAAGTTGGAGGACCGCCGACACCATTGATCACGCATATTTGAAAGACGAATTTTCCCGGCGTTTTACCCCCCCAGACCCATTCAAAAATCAAAAAATAGAGCAGGTACGAGGACGCTTGAAAAAACGGTCCCAAGTAAAGGCCTACTTCGTTCAGTCCATGAAGGGCGAGAATTAACGCAGTCATGTCGAGGATGTACGCACCCACTCGCCGCATTAGAAGACCTGTTCTTGAAACTTCCATATACCGCTCCAATGCCTACTATCGAAGGTTAATCAGTCTGGCTCCCCAACCCATTCTTTGAGTTTTAAGGGGGGCGGGCTCGACGTGTAGAGGCATAATGCTACTGTCAGCGAGCAGTGTGGCGTTACTGGGGATTCGTACAGGCGGAAAAGCTCTGCTACAGTCGCCAAAACACATGGAGGCTCAGCAATGCGCAAAGCCATTACAGCCCTGGCGCTTATCGCGCTGGCGGGGTGTACAACTCCGGGCGACCTATTGAAAGGAGAGCCCACAATCTCCAAGGTAACAGCGAAGGACCCCAAAGCGTTCGCCTTATGCGCTTATCCCGAGTGGCAGGAATACCAATCCACCTCCACGATGAGTGAAACCACTGATGGTTATCGACTCGTTTCTGGTAGCGATATGAATGGGCAGACGAACGACGTGCTCGACATCAAACGTTCGACGAGCGGAAGCACAGTAAAGCTTTATCAGCGAATGGCCTGGCAACAGATAGGTCGTAGCAAGGTAACCGAATCACTCAATCGCTGCCTGTAGACAGGGCAGAACAAATCAACCGCCTACGGGCGGTTTTTTATTGCCCGGAGAAAAGTATGCGCGCTGCCAATGAAAAGGGAATGACCAGAATTTTGCTCTCCGGCAGTCTCGCAAAAGCTTGTGGGCGCGAACACTTTAAAAAACTCGAAGCCGGCACTATTAGCGAGGTGTTGAGCGCGCTAAAGAATACTGTTGATGGCTTCGAGGACTTCGTCCGAGAGTCTGCACGCAAGGGACTTCGTTACGCCATATTCCGCAACCGGGAGAATGTTGGTGAGGATCGATTCACACTGAGTGGGACGACCGAGATCCGAATCGTCCCTATAATTTCGGGCAGCAAAAGCGCCGGACTTTTCCAGACAGTTCTGGGCGTGGCCCTTATCGCCGCATCGTTTATCCCGTTGCCAGGGTTTCAGGCTCTGATGCCTATCGGTATTGCACTGACGCTGGGCGGCGCAGTGCAGATGCTCTCGCCCACACCTAAGACCTCCAGCCAACAAGAACAAGCCACCACCGAAAACAAACCCAGCTACCTGTTCAACGGCGCGTTCAACTCGACCCAGCAGGGCCTGCCGGTGCCAATCGTTTACGGGCAAATGATGGTGGGTTCGAGTGTCGTCGGCGTAGGCACCTGGGCAGAGGCGATCCCGGCATGAGCGAGCTTATTGTAGGCCGCAAGGGCGGGAAGAGCAGTGGTGGTGGCGGAGGGTCCGCAAGAACGCCTGTCGAGGCGCCGAACAGCCTGCGATCGCGTCAGCATGTACGCATCTTGCACGCGATCAGTGAGGGCGAAATCAACGGCATCCCATATGGCCCCATGGGGATGTTTTTCGATGACGTGCCGCTGCAAAACCCTGACGGAAGCTTTAACTTTTCCGACGTTATTGTTGATATCCGTTACGGGACGCAGTGGCAGCCCTACATGCCAATGACCGGCCTTGAGGCGGAACAGACAATTGGGCTTGAACTCAAGGCGGGAGTTTCGGCCGAACGCGCCATCACTGACACCGATGTAGACGCGGTCCGGGTGACGGTCAGCACCCCACAGCTGTCCACTCAAAATACCCAAAACGGAGACATGACGGGAGCAAGGGCCGATTTCCGCATTGAAGGGAAGGTTGGCAGCGGTGCCTGGTTTGCGCTGTGTGGCGACCTGGCGATCGATGGCAAGACGATGTCCCGCACGCAGTTTTCGTATTACATCCGTCTGCCGGCCTCCGGCGGATCACCGCGTTACGTGCGGGTTACCCGGCTCACGGCCGATTCCGTCAGCTCTGCACTCCAAAACCGTACCTTCTTCGACAGCTTGACGCTGCTGTGGGACGAAAAACTGCGTTACCCCAACACCGCAATGGTCGGCATCTCGATCGATGCTCAGCAGTTCTCCAGCATCCCGCGCATGGCGTTCATGGTTCAGGGGATCAAGGTTCTGGTGCCGGTCAACTACGACCCGGCCACCCGGATCTACAGCGGTTCGTGGGATGGCACGTTCAAGCGCGCCTGGACGGATAACCCGGCCTGGATCTGGTACGACATGCTGACCAATACCCGTTACGGGCTGGGAGGCTTGCTCGATTCGTCCCTGATCGACAAATACGCGCTTTACAGCATCTCGCAATACTGTGACGTGCTGGTTCCAAATGGTTATGGCACCGGCGGCTATGAGCCTCGTTTTACCTGCAACATGGCGCTGACCACCCAGCAAGACGCATGGAAGCTGGTCAATGATATGGCCTCCGTGTTTCGGGCGATCTGTTTCTGGGCGGGCGGTGCGCTGACGGCTGTGCAGGATGCGCCGCGCTCCAGTCGGTATTTGTTCAATAACGCGAATATCGTCGGGGGCGACTTCGGCTATCAATCCGTGGCGTCAGATCAGCGCTTCAACGTGGCGGCTGTCACCTGGAACGATCCTTTTCAGCAATACAAGCAGTCGGTCGAGATTGTCGAGCGGCCTGAACTGATTGCCAAATGGGGTCGTATCCAGCAGACCGACGTTGTCGCCGTTGGCTGCAGGTCGCGCGGCCAGGCGCGTCGACTGGGTCGCTGGATTCTTTTCGCCGAAAGCGAGGCGGTAACGTTCGCCGTCGGCGCTGACGGGGCAATCCCTTTGCCCGGCGATATCATCGACATCGCCGATGCCAACCGAGCCGGCGCGCGCAATGGCGGCCGATTGCTGGCTGGCAGTACAACCACAGCCTTGCTCCTTGACGCCCCGCTAGGGTTCGGCGGGGGCGGCGTGATCAGCGTCATTCTGGCCGACGGCAGCTATGCGAGCCGAAACGTCACAGTTTCGACGGGCGCCACTTCCGTGGTGGTCTCGCCGGCATTACCTTCTGCGCCCCTGGCGTCGGCTCCCTGGGTCTTTGCCGGTGCTGCGCTGGATACGCAGAAATTCCGCGTCATCGGTATTACCGAGGGTGACGATGGAACCTATGCAATCAGCGCTCTCGCCTACGACGCCGGCAAGTTCAACGAGGTGGACTTCGGGATTCCTGATGTCGATGCCCCAACGAGCATCGTCAACCTGGCAGCACCGGATGCCGTCGGCCAGCTGACCTTCCTTGAGTCGCTGTATGACACCGGCACAGGGCTCGCGGCGGCCAGGCTGTCGGTTAGCTGGACTCCTTCAGCAAGGGCTATGCGTTACCTGGTCGAAGTCCTTAAGCCGGGTGGGAACTGGGAGTTTGTTGGCGAAATATCGACGCCAAACATTGATTTTGAGTCTGCGTCCGCTGGTGCATGGTCAGTTCAGGTCACGCCCAGGTCCGTGCTTGGCCTGTCCGGCCCTTCGTCACGGCAAAGCTATACGGCTCAGGCACTTCTGGCTCCGCCTGGGGCGCTAGTCGGGCTGAGACTGGACGTTATCAACAGTGTCGCAACGCTGGCATGGGACCCGGCCCCTGAGCTGGATGTGAAGCTTGGCGGTAGTATCACCATCAGACAGTCGCGCAGCACCTCGGCCAACTGGGATTCTGCGCTTCCGCTGACCGAGGCTGCGGGGCGTTCGACGTCTGCTGTCGTTTCGCTTCTGCCAGGGAAATACCTAGCACGTGCGGTCGACTCTTCTGGCGTTGGTGGGCCGATCACGGAAGTCTGGTCAGACGCTCAAGTGCCTCTGCCTGAGAACGTCGTGCTTACCGTTACCGAATCCCCCGCGTTCTCGGGGGTTTCGGTGAAT